ATAAGCGGATACCTGAAGGTGGTCACTACATAACCAAAGACCACCATGTGCTGTGCTTCGAGTGCACCGACACACCTGCAGTCCATCCACATCTATGGCCGAACTGTGAGGACACCTGGCACGATCCCTGGGATCACATCCGGTACATCCTCGCGACCCGTAAGACAACTGCTCACATCCTCGCTAAGGAGTCAGCATGACCCGGCCTTATATCGGCAGCGTCAGACGCTTCAACTGGATCAGCAAACAGACAGGTAACTACATCCCAGGAATAGGACTCTGGCACGGCAAACAACTCATGGCACACCTCACACCGGTTGAAGCAAAGCAGCTCGCGGATCGGCTCGTGGACTTGGCCGAACTCATCGAAGACAAGGAGCAACCATGACACTGACCACCTGCATTCAATGCGGAGAACTTAGTGACCGCGCATATTGTCCTGAACATCGACCTGCAGAGGCACCGAAGACCAAGACCACCACGCAACGCGGATACGGCTGGAACTGGCAGAAACTCTCCAAACGTGCAAGGAGGATTCAACCCTTCTGCACCGACTGTGGCACCACTGAGAACTTGACCACTGACCACTCACCTCGTGCGTGGGAACGGTATTACACCGGTAAAAACATCCGACTGATCGACGTAGATGTTGTGTGTCTCGACTGCAACATTGCACGTGGACAAGCAAGACCAGGGGACCAGGGGCCAACACACTCTGCTCCTGCCCCCCATCGCAAGGCATTTTCGCAATTACTTTCTGCGTCAACTGATTCCAAGGAGGAAGAATGACATGGCTGCAGGTCCGAAAGCGCGTATTACGGCTGAACCGCTTAGTTTCAAGGGTTATCCACGAGATCGTGCCAATCGTCGCATTCGTTTTATTCATAATTATTTGCGTGTTCCTCGTGGTCATGGTGCGGGGAAGCCTGTAAAGCTCAGGGATTTTCAGAAGGAGATCATTCAGGGTGCGTTCGCACCGGGCATTCTGACGGCGTTGTGTGCCTTACCTCGTGGTAATGGTAAGACGGCGTTCGCTGCGATGCTGGGCCTTGCTGAGCTCTTTGTGGGGCCTCCTTCGGCAGAAGTGCTGGTGGTGGCATCTGACCAGCGTCAGGCGAATATCACTTTCACTTTGGCGAAGCGCATGGTGGAACTGAACCCGGAGTTATCGGAGCGGATCCATGTTTACCGTGACCGCTTGTATTTACCGGAGAATGACGCGAATCTGATCCCGTTACCGGCGGATTATTCAGCTTTGCAGGGCTTCGACCCGTCACTGTTGATCGTTGATGAACTTCATGTTGTGACCGAGGATGTCTGGTCTGCTGCGGTGACTGCAGCGGGTAAGCGTCCGGAGTCTCTGACGCTGGCTATTTCGACTCCGGCAGCTTCGGAGGAATCGGTGATGTACCGGCTGGTGAAGCATGGCCGTGAAGGTGACGATGACCAGTTCTATTTGAAGGAATATGCGGCCCCTGATGGTTGTGACACGTCTGATCGGGAGGCGTGGAGGATCGCGAACCCGGCCCTTGCTTGTAAGGATCCTTTCCTTGCCGAAGCTGCGATTGAGGCGGTGCGGAAGACGGTGCGTGAGCCTATTTTCCGGCAGTTACGGCTCGGTCAGTGGGTGAAGGGATCGGACTCATGGTTGCCCTTCGGAGCGTGGGAGAAACTGGCCGATATTGACCGGGAGGTCCACGGTAAGAAGATTGTGCTGGCCTTTGATGGATCAGCTTCGGGAGACTCAACCGCGTTGATTGGTTGCACGGTTGAACCGGTGCCTCACGTGTTTGTTGCTGGCCTGTGGGAGAACCCTGGCGATAAACGGTGGAGGGTGCCACGTGGTGAAGTTTCGGAGCGTGTGGACTACATGTTCGCAAACCATGAGGTTGTGGAACTTGCGGCGGATCCTTGGGGCTGGCGCTCAGAAATTGAGGGCTGGGCTGAGGATCATGGCGAACGCAAAGTTTTGCAGTGGAATACCGCGCACGCTTCACGTATGGGTCCGGCAACGGATCGCATGTTTCAGGCCGTGGTGAATCAGGAAATCACGCATGACGGTTCGGAAGCGATGGCAGCACACTTTTCTCATGCCACGGCTCGGACGACTGCTGCGGGTGATTTGCTGCAGAAAGATAAACGAAATTCCCCTCGAAAGATCGACGCAGCGGTTGCTGCGGTCATTGCGCTGGATCGGGCAGCGCATCATTCCAAGAAAACCAAACGCCGCGTGGTCGGCTTTTAGTAAGGAGATTCTATGTCGGAACTACTCAATTCATTGCTACAGAAACTTGATGAACCTTCGGCCCGGTTTGCTCAACTGGATCAGTATTATGCGGGTGAACAGGCCCTGGCTTTTCTGGCTCCGGACTCGAAGAAGGCGTTAGGTGATCGGTTATCTCGCATGTCAGTGAATATTCCGAAGCTGGCAGTGACCGCGTTGGCCGAACGGCTGCGTGTTATTGGTTTTGCTCGTGACGGTGAACCGGACCTGGAAATTTGGTCTGATTGGATCGCCAATGACATGGATCAGTTAGCGGTGGTGGCACATCGTGAAGCACTGACCCTGGGATCTAGTTACATCATCGTATGGGCAGACCAGTATGGGGATCCGTCGGTGACGGTGGAATCAGCTCGGCAAGTCGCGGTGATTCGGGATCCTGGCACACGGCGAATTGTGGCAGCGGTGAAGCGTTGGGAGACCGCTCAGACCACCGAAGCGGTGCTCTACGAATCGGACAAGATCACCAAGTACCGGTCAAATCAGGCTGGTGCTGTGACCTTCGGACAGTTCAAAACGCTGGAAGTCTTGGAGAACCCGTTGGGCATGGTGCCAGTGGTCGCGCTGCGAAACTCAGACCGGTTGCTGGACGATGGTGTGTCTGAAATGACCGATTTGATCCCGCTGGTTGATGCACTCAATAAGCTCCTTGCAGACATGATGGTCAGCTCCGAATACTTTGCTCGACCCCGGCGTTGGGCAACTGGTCTGGAACTTGCCGAAGATGAGGATGGGAACCCGGTCAACCCGATTCAAGAAGGCCACCGCATGATGGTCTCGAAGGATCCTGACACGAAATTCGGTCAGTTAGCGGCCTCGAATCTGTCATCGTATGAGGCTTCGGTTCGGGTGCTGATCGGTCAAATCATGGCAGTGTCAGGTTTGCCGGCTCATTACCTGGGCACCCTGACTGATGCACCAACATCGGCGGATTCAATGCGTGCTGCAGAAGCCTCTCTCGCGGCCAGGGCTGCAGCTCGACAATCACAATTCGGCAGGGCCTGGGAGGATGTGGCACGGCTGATGGTGGCGGTCCGGTCTGGTGTGGATCCTTACCGTGTGGACGTGCGTGTGGAATGGGCAGATACCACCACGAGGTCTGTTGCTCAGGAAGCGGACGCAGCGGTGAAACTGTATTCTGCTGGCCTGCTGCCGGTGACGACGACCCTGGCACGGCTTGGATATACCGAAGATGAGATCGCAGCTATTCGCAAGGCACGCCGTGAACAGGCCCTAGATACTGCTGCTACGGATCTTGAAGGGCTGCTGTCATGACCTACGAAGCAACGTTGAAGCAACTGTCGGAGAACTCCAAAGACATCTTGTTACGTGCATGGTCAGCTGTGGAGCGTGGGGATCTTCCTCGTGCGGTATTTCCAAATATCGCAGCTGAGATCGTGGCGATAGCGAATGAACGAGGCCGGGCTGCTGCTGAGATCGCCCTGAACGGGTATCTGATCGCGGCAGTTGGTGAAGTCACTGCTCCGGTGGTTGTGGCAGCGGTTGTTGATGACCGGGATCGACTGGAGAAGGCGTTCGCAACGATCACGGCCAGTGATAAAGACATCATCATGCAGTTGGAGCGGATCGGCGTGGTGGAACCCTTGGAGGCTGCAGCACGTCGCATGTCCGAAGGGATCCAACAGGACAAGCGGGTGAAGGGCTGGGTCCGGGAAATGGACTCTGGTGCTTGCCAGTTATGCCGCTGGTGGTGGCGTGAAGGCCGCGAATGGCCTGCAGCACACCCCATGCCAACACACAAGGGCTGCGTGTGTACGCAACTGCCGGTGACCCGCGATGAGATCGCTTCCACCGTGTACACCAGGAAATTAGAACGAGCCAAAGAAGGAGCACAATCATGACCGAAGAACAATTCGACCAGACCGAAGAAACTCAGGAATCAGAAATTGATGACGTTCAAACTGATGTTGATTCACCTGATTCTGAGAACACTGGTGAAGAAACTGGTGCTGAGAAACCGGACACGTTCCCCCGCGAGTACGTGGAAAAACTCCGTGACGAAAATGCGAAATACCGGCAACGAGCACAACGCTCAGATGAACTAGCACAACGGCTCCATGAAGCCCTAGTGGAGGCCACAGGATCGCTGCAGGATCCCACAGACCTTGCCTTCGACGAATCACACCTTGACGACCCCGAAGCCCTACAACAGGCCATTGATGAGCTGTTAGCTGCTAAACCGCATCTGGCAGCACGTCGCCCTCGTGGCGATGTTGGGCAAGGACAGACTGGCACTAGCAACACTCTTGACCTCGCAGAAATGCTGCGGGCACGAGCATAAGGAGAAAACTGTGGCTAGGAAACCTGACAACTTTGAATGGATCGGCTTCACTAAGGAGCAACGGGATCTTCTTGATGACATTGACTTCTACGGCAACAATGGCTGGGATCGAAATGGCCAATCTGAGATACTCATGCCGAAGATCATGAAGGAGGCTGCTGACCTCGGCCTGACCGTTGACCAGATACGTGAAGCGATGGAACAGATCGGTTATAGCCCTCGGAGCACTCACCAACTCCAACGTTGGGAGAATAAGCGACTGACCGGCAAATTCGGTAGATGATACTCTGAGTATCGGGTATAATGTGGAGGGACTGGCCTGGTGCTGGTCCCTCCATTCTTGTCCTGGAGACACGAGGAAAACATCAAACATTTCTCTGTCTCTGAAAGGACAAGCATCATGGCCGAGTACACCACCAATAACCAAGAACTTCTTCAAGAACAAGTTTCCACTATTCTGATCCAGCCGCTCGAAGCGCAGTCTGTTGTGCTGGCAGCTGGACCACGTATCTTTGACACCGCCTCACCACTACGTATTCCGAAACTTGTCGGATCGGGTGACGCCTCGTGGATCGGTGAAGGCGAACTGATCCCAGAACATGACATTGAGTTTGATGAAGTCCGACTCATGCCCTCGGATCGTAAATCAGTGAAAACTCTTATCCGCTTCTCGAATGAGTTGCTGCGTCAATCCATCATCGGTTTGGACTCCGTACTGAAAACCCGTCTCGTGGCAGACGTTGCACGCAAAATCGATGACGCTTTCCTGACTGGTGATGGTGCTGACAATTCGGTGACCGGTATCATCAACCAGCCCGGCGTCCAGACTGCCTCCTTCGACCCTAACGAGCCTGACGCCTTCTTAGACGCGCTGGCCCTGGCATCGGCAGCGGAAGTCACCCCGAATCGTTGGTTCATGTCCGGTGCTGACTTCTTCACAGTCCGCAAGATCAAAGACACCGCAGGAAAATACATCCTGGAATCTGACATCACCACTGGCACCACCTACCGGCTCTTTGGTGTACCAGTGACCGTCACCAATAAGATCCCAACCGGTAAAGCCATTCTTGCGAACATGGCCGAAGTCGCTATCGCACGAGACACGAACCCAACTGTGAAACTGCTGGATCAACGGTACGCAGAATACGATGAACAGGCCATTCGCGTGACGGCTCGTTATGACCTTGGTCTGCTGCGTCCAGAAGGCGTCATCGTCCTGACCAATGAGACCACCGAAGGCTAGTCATGGTCGAAGGACAAGATGTTGCTGATTTCCTTGGTCAGGGTGACGACGACACGGTTGTTGCCCTGGCGGGGCAGCACCTGCAAATCATTACCGCAATGGCACGAGCCTACACACGCGGCAACGGCTTCGAAGATGGACACCCTAACGATGAGATCGCAGCGGTGCTCGTGACTGCCACAGCCCGTCTCATGGCGAACCCAGATCAAACCAATTACCGTTCAGGCTCCGTCTCATACCAGTCGCACTTCCAAGGCTGGACACTGGCGGAAACATTCGTGCTGAACCGGTATCGGAGAAAAGCGCAATGACCATGTATAAGGATCGGATCATGATTCTCACCGGTGGAGGCCGAGACCCACGAGGGAACCCGCTCCCAATGGTAGAAGAAGGACCATTCCCGGCAAACGTGGACCCGGTGCGCTCCGACGAATCAGTGTCACGTGGACAACCACCACTGACCCTGTATTATCACCTGATCGTTCCACCACATGTCGGGGAAATTATGACACCGACTAGCAAAGTGAAATGGCTAGGCCGACAACTCGAAGTCCAAGGAGACGTGGAACCCTGGACACTCCAAGGCCGGATCCATCACTACGAATGCAGTCTCAAAGTCGGCTGATCTCAGATTTGGTCCCCCCGGCCTTTCTCCTGGATCCCCCGGGGGGATCATTTGTCCCCCGGTTGTGTAGGTGGTTGCTAGTGAAGCGGAGCCCCGTAGGGGCACTGGTGGTTTATGAAACCCTCCGTCCCTCAAACGATCCCGCCGCCCCCGTCCAAACTCTGCGACATTCGCCCAGCACAACTAGACCCTCCGAAAATCGAAGTGTCTAAAAGTATGGTGGTGGTTACCGCTGGCCTGCGACTTCCCAGCAACCCGGTACGTTGCTGTTCCCAATGGATGTAACCGGCCCGTTAAGTTATGGCCGAAACGGTGATAAAAAACGGCCTGGAGCGCGATGCTCAACAGACCGTCATAATGGCGTAACACTGGTGTATGCTAGGCATTGAACACGGTCTGTAAGTAACGTGTTCCACGCCCCGAACTGCGCTAACAGTGTCGGGGCATAATTTTGCCTAAAAACTTATCCCGTTCGGACTAAAATCGGTCAGCAGATAACAGAAAAAACATATTGCCTAGTCAAGTGGCGATTGCGGTAGACTCCCGGCATCTCCACTGATAGCCCGGACTCGCAAGAGTCCGGGCTTTTT